GTATTTGGCGTCGTGGATTTAGCAATGGGTATTATTGGCATAGAGCTTATGGTAAACGACTATATCTATAACTCGTTTGTATGGGTTACGCTAGGATCATTCGGTATTGCAGGAGCAGAAAAAGTTTATAAAAAATGAGAAAATCATTATTTCAAGACCGCACTAGGAAATCGAATGGTGCAAAAAAAACTCGACAAGGTATGAGCCACAATACAAAGTTTGGAAACAAAAACTCTAAAAAACATTATAAGAAAAAATACAGAGGACAAGGTAAATGAGCAATTTAGAATTGAAGAAAGCCAATCAAATGGCTGCTATTGACTTATTGATTCATAATCCAGAAATCACTAAAACTCAGTTAGCAGAAGAATTAAAAATGTCGCCTTCGACCATTCATAGTTGGTTTGCAGATGATCGTTTTGTTGATATGTATTATAAAAAATACATGGTGTCATTTAATGCAAAACTTCCTATGGTTTTAAATAGTATGATACGAGAAGCTGTAGAAGGTAATGTCCAGGCAGGTCGTCTGGTATTAGAGCATTCAGGTAAACTTGTTAAAAATATTAATGTAACAGTAGATAGTCCATTCGAAAAGTTTTTAAAAGCAGAACAAATAGACGAAGCTGAAATTATTGATGCAGAAAGTGAAGAGGTTTCTGATATGCTTGAAACTCTTCCAGAAAGAAATACCGAAAACGACAAACCGAAAAAAAGACAATCAAAAGAAAACAAGGTTTTAGAGCAAATCAAAAAAGGTAAAAAGCCAAAAAGAAAAAAAACGAGAGAAGATAGAGCTAAAAGGTATCAATTATTAAGAAGGGCGGAAAAGGTAGGTTTAGATCCATTGCCATCAAGACGACCAACTGAAAGTGAAAGAAGAAAATGGATTGAAGAGATAGTAAAAAGGGAAGATGCTAAGAAATCCCATACTCCTCAGGCATAGCATCATACTTATCTAACATTTCTGACATTTCCATTGATACTAACATTTGTTCATTTATATCAACTTGTTCTTTAATAATTTCGCCAGGTGGAGATATTTTTTTACAGATAAAACCTAATAAATCATTATTTGCTTTTGCAATCTCAGAAATTTCTTTTAATAATATTATAATTTGTTGTAAGAGTTGTTTCATTTAATTGTAATGTCCTTACCTAGTTTACGAAAGTTTGTTCTTAATTGTGTAATTAATTTATTAGAAAACTCTTCTATTGCTTCATGATACTCTCTTTGTAACATATCTTCTGTGTCAAACATATCTCTTTCTTCTTCCTCAGTAAAGAACCATTTTCTTACTGGTATTTTTCTTGCGTCATTACCGTTTAAATGATCCTCATATTCTGGATTGGTAGAGCGAGAACCTAATGTACCTGACATATTTTGTTGATTTGTAGAAAATCCAATACTTCTTGCTAGTTTTTGTGTTGCACCTACCATAATTGGTTTACCTGGTGCTACTTTTTGTTTAAACGCTTCATATCTAGTAGATAATTTTTTATACTTATCACCTCGAACATCTTGTCCTTTTGTAAAAGCTCTTTTTACTTTAGCAGTAGCTGCTCTAAGAACTTTTCTTATGACACTAAAAAAAATTAAATCATTGACTGATTGCTTATCGACTTTATTAATATTGAAATTAATCTTTGTCTGGACTTTGATTTTCATCTACGACTACCGTTGGTTGATTTCTATTTGAATTATCCTCAATTATTTTTTCTGCATCTGATATAGTTAAATCTTTATTTTCTTCTGCTAGTAATTGTGCTTGAGTTGTTAGATTATGTTTTAACTTGTATTCATTCAACATAATCTTATCTTGAGTAGTCATAGGGTATTCAACTTCGGAGAAGTCAACTTTGAACTGTGAAGGTTCTGGTAATCCAAGATTATTAGTTTGAGATAAAGCATGTTCTACTTTATAAAACTGTTTTTCATATTGACGATACAATTCTTTATCATCTATAAAATCTTCATGCCTTTCTAAATCTTTAATCATTAACGATATACCGCTGGGTACTTCACCTCCAGATTGTGCGAAAGTAACAAAAAGGTGATTATTTAAAGCAACTAATTCTATTTGCCATTTAATATTTTCTATTACATCACGAACATTACCTTGAGGAGATACTATATTATAGTTACTACCCTCTGGTAAAGTTAATATTTCGTCTGATCCTGCTCTTACATTTGAGTTGTCTGAGATTAATCCAGTTACTACTGGTTGTCCAAACATTTGAAATCGTAAACCTAATTGCATTTCAGTCATTGTAATATTAATATGTTCGTTAGCAGATACTAAATCAGAAGCACCCTCTACAAAGAATGAATCTAATTGCTCCTCTCTGTGAGTAAATACAAAAGGTAGTATACCAAGATTGTGTTCTATTTCTTCTAGAACATTTCCGTTATCATCAAATTTAATGTGCATATTTGCATCCCAATAAGCATACATTAACTCATCTGTATCGCTTATGTCTGCGTGTCCATGCATCATTGGATAAACTATAGCTTCAGGTTGATATGGATTATCACCAAAATATGGTTCGAAATAGTATATAGGTCTATAGTCAAACTTCTGATCTATTTCATTATACATTACATAAGTAGCACAAGTTCCTAATAATCTTGTCATTCTTTCCATCTGTTTCATTCGTGCATTTTTAACAATAGTTAATTCTTCATATCTGTCATTAACATTTCTCTTTGCACCTATTGTGTAAATCTTAGACATACGATTAACGAATTTTTTAACGATATTCGTATTATAGTGAGGAATTTCTTGAAATGCGTCCGACTTAAAATATCCTTCGATGTATTGATCTGTTAGTGATCCAGAATAATAGTCTAAAAACTTTCTAACTTCTTCTCTTCTAGCTTTTGCTTGTTCTTCTTTAAAGTTGCTTAATGAATCTCTTATAATCTCTTGTGGGGTTAAAACCATTAAATTATTCCTTTTATCGTGATATTCTTCCAATGAAATTACTTCTAATTGGGAATCTATTCAATATAAAATATCTAAAGGCATCGCAACCGTGTTCATAGTATCCATCTTTAATAGGATTATTAGAAATAGCTTTTCCTTCTACTGCTTCTGGAAATCTATATCCTTCAAAATCTTCTGCAATACCTACACATTTCTTATCTACTTTTATTCTTCTTAGTCCATCTGCATTTTCAAAAAAACCACGACAATAACTGACACCAGATTGTATGTCACGAGATAGTCTATCCATTCTATATTCCACATAAATTCCATGCTTACGCAAAATGTGTATATCTCCCATACCAGACTGTCCTTGAACAAAGCTACCTGCAGGATCTCCGTAATAAGTAATCACTGGATAATTTTTTCTTTTTATCATTTCTGCTAATTTATCTGTCGGTATGTTTCTTTCGTGAATTATTTCATCAATAATATTGATGTGCCAGTTACCATCTTGCTTGAATGTTTGAAACCATAATACTGATGGCATTCTAAATCCGAAATCCATAGAACAATAAGTAGGTAAATTTTCTTGATATGAAACTTCGCCCATATCTATTTGTCTGTCGAATGGATACACCCTACCCTCCATCGATGTAAACTTTGCTGCAAATTCCTGATCAAATAATTCTTTAGACATATTTCTTTTTCTTTCTTGTATAAATGAATCATTTTTTCCATTAGGGAATGCGTGTTGATTTTCCCAACTAGGAGATTGATGTGAGTACCATTGTGGATCTGTTTTTCCTAATAAGTACAAATCGTAAATCCAGTTGAATCCTTCAGGGGTGGTAATAAATATAGCTTTTCCTTTTCTATCTACAAGAGTTGGAGATAAATACATATCCCAAATTCTTCTTGGCATCTTTGCTGCTTCGTCAATAATTAGTAAGTCTACACCTTCTCCTACCAAAGAGTCTGGATTCTCGCAAGACATTCCCTCTACAGTAGTTCCCCATTTGAATTTTATATACTGTTCTTTTTCTGATGCTCTGTCAATATCGTTTGCTTTACCTGCAACCATATCTTTCCATATTTCTCGAAACATTAATCGTGATTTTTTATAAGATAAGCCAACGAGCCATATTTTTTTATTAGGTTGCGCTGCGTAAAATTCTGCTTCTCGGAATGCTGCAGTAGTCTTTCCATACCTTCTACCACAGATATTTACGAAATATGATGCGTCAGGTTTGTCGGGGAAATGTAATTTCTTTTGCCCTGCATGTGGTTGATATTGCATATAATCAAACCATTTTTGCTTGAACTCAAACTCTTTAATTTTCTTTGACATTCTAATTGTCATTAATTTAATTCATAATTAACTTAATACCATAATATAATCCACTTAAGGAGTAAAAATGTCTGAAGAAACACAGAATACAGCTGTAGAGGAAGCTGTAAAAGATCCTCAAGTCAGTCAAGACGAAAAAAAGACAGAACAAGCTGTTCCTTATTATCGTTTTCAGGAGCTAGTTAAAGAACGAAATG